TGCAGAAGAAGTGGAAATTAAAACTGAATGGGGATTACCAACCCCTAACCAAGATGCTGCTTACAAATCTCTTGGAAAATATGGTAAAGCCACAGTTAACATGTCACCTGAAGACGTTAACAAACTAAATAAGGCTTTTGAGTATATGACTAGACAATTTTACCCGTATATGGGAAACTCAAAAGTGTTGCCAATGGCTGAAGCAATACAAAGACTTGATATGAGTACTAGTAGTGGATGTCCATTTAATGAGGAATTCACGAAAAAGTGTGATCTGTTTGAAAACGATCCACTTATATTGGAATGGCTTGAACAGGACTGGGAAGTCTTGGGCCGTGATCCTAATTGGACGACAATATTTTCATCAAGTTTAAAAGAGGAATTGAGACCTCTCGAAAAGATAGCAGAAAACTCAATTAGAACGTTTGCTGCCGGAGCCGTAGATGCTACCGTGCATGGTAACCGATTGTTTGTTGATATGAACGAGAAAATGTATGCCTCACATTTGGCATCCTCGTCTACGATCGGAATGACACCCTTAAAAGGAAATTGGGATAAATTATACCGCAAACTTAGTGTTTTCTCGAAAGGTTATGCATTAGACGAATCACAATATGATTCCTCCCTTAGAGAATTTATGATGTGGGGTTGTGCCAAATTTAGATGGCAATGTCTTCGATCAGAAGATCAGACACCGATTAATTTACAAAGAATTAAAACCTATTATCGGAACCTCATCAACACCGTTATCTTAACACCAGAAGGTATTCTAGTCATGAAAAAGCTTGGCAATCCGTCAGGCTCAGTAAATACCGTTACAGATAACACCCTTATTTTATATTGGTTGTTGGCTTATGCTTGGATTAAACAAGCGCCAGAAGATTATCAAGGCTATGAATGCTTTGAGCAAAACACCAGTAAAGCCCTCCTTGGCGACGATAATACGTGGACGGTTTCTGATGAAGCCCACGAGTTCTACAATGGAAGAACCGTTATCGAAGTGTGGAAAACCGTTGGAATAACAACGACCACCGACTCCTTAGAGCCACGCTTGCCGGAAGAATTAGATTTTCTTTCAGCACATACAGTTTTTATTAGGAACAAAGCAGTTCCCCTGTATGATAGGAATAAATTAATGCAATCTTTGCTATATGCACCTCAGGCACATTTAACGCCCGAAACTACACTCATGCGAGTTACTTGTTTATTGCAAGTTGGATGGACAGATTTACCATTCCGCAAGTTTTGT